GGAGCGCGGACTAGGCCGGCACGAGTGCCGGTACCGCGCCGCGCAGTAAGACCAGCATCCGTGCCGGCATCGCGCGACGAAGCGGCAACCCACCGGAAGGCCGTGGCATGACGCCGCGACCAGGCCGGAATCTCCCACCCTCGGGTGGGAGAGGACGTCAAACGGACGTTGACTCTCAGTACGTTGAGGCTGTCATGCATGGAATTGTATGTGAGGTTGCTGAGTACGCTGAGTAGTTTTTCCTGGTGAGGGGCGCGACTTTGGTTGCGTCCCTCTTTCGTGTCTACTCCCACTTGACAAGTGTCTCGCCACGTGACATTATTAAGAAGTCAGCAGGGAACAACGAACCAGGGAGCCAGACATGAACGTCACCGAAATCGCAGACTTCGACCTCAACACCGAGACCGTCAGCTCCCTGGGCTTCTCCGCAACGCTCACCCGCAGGCTCACCGACATCATCGTCAACTACCCCCGCATCAGCTGGACCGTCGAACTCACCATCAAGGAAATGATGCTCGCTGGAGCGGCCAAAACCACGGTGGCCCGCGAGGTATGGAAAATGATCAGCTACTGAAAACCACAGCGCTAGCCCGATCATCTGGTCGGGCTAGCTTCGTATCTTGACAAGCGTCACACGGTGTGACACTATGTCTGAGGAGGTCAACCATGAAAACCTTAAAGATCACTAACACACCATATGGGAACCTAACTCCAGCATCAGCCATCGTCAGAGACGATGGAGTAGAAATTCCCATACCAGAAACCCTTCCAGACGGATCGACAGCAGCGCCACGACGCATCGCATACACCCTAGGCCAACACGGATACATGTTGGCCACCAAAGCCGTAGCGGACTCCCTGCACTACTACGGTGACAGCGACCACGGTGACATCACCCTCGTGGATGTCAGGCCCATGACCCTGGTCAACTCAGCTGAGTTGGCAGAGGCCCTATGGCCAGGATGCCTAGACCAGGCCTCCCAGGAAGTCATTGAGAAGTGTTCGGCCTCAGCCCGACGCTGGGCTAGGCGCATGGAACGAAACGACTATGGGATGGCTCCACAGTCCAGGGTTGAGGTCATGGCCACCGGTAGGCAGCGTGCGGTGCTGGTCTGGAAGCTTGAGTTGGCTATGAGGATCAGGGCTGCCTCGCTTGGTTCGGGTAACTGGAAGCAGCCCGATGATGACAGTGGTGGTGAGTAGTTCGCGTTTGTGGTTGGGGGATGCGGCCGTTGGTCGTGTCCCTCTTTCATGTTTTTCCTGACTTGACAAATGTCATGTCAGGTGACAGTATTGGACGGTCGATAGAAAATAGGAAAGTAGAAATCATGACTATGACAACACATGTCATTCAGTTCTCTGGTGGCATCGGATCATGGGCAGCAGCCAGACGAGTCGCAGACCAACACGGCACCAAAAATCTGATACTCCTATTCGCTGACGTACTCACCGAAGATCCAGATACCTATAGATTCAACGTAGACGCAGCAAATGACCTAGGCGTCTCAATCACCCGAGTATGTGACGGAAGAACTCCCCAGCAGCTACTACGCAAAAAACGGTGGCTCGGATCATCCCGAATCGCACCATGCTCGCATCTACTCAAACAGAAAGTATGTCGCGACTGGTTGCAGGAAAACACTGATTCGACAGCCACCATCCTCTACGTCGGTATCGATTGGTCAGAGATACACAGACTTCCAGCGATACAACGTAACTGGGCACCATGGCAAGTGGAGGCACCTCTCACCAAACCACCATACATGGATAAACACGCCATGATCCAAGCAGCACGGGATCGTGGCCTAATGGAACCACGTTTATATGGGATGGGCTTTCCCCATAACAACTGTCAAGGAGCATGCGTCAGAGCGGGGCAAGCACAGTGGACACAGCTGCTCAGAGTGTTCCCGGATTTGTTTGCCAGCTGGGAAGAGTTCGAGACTGAGATGCGTGCTGAACTCAAGTTGGATATAGCGATTCTCCGTCAGCAAGTAGACGGAAATATGCAGCCGTTGACACTGGCCAAACTTCGGACACGAGTCGAGAACGCGTCGAAAACGCAGCCAGAGATAGATTTTGAAGATTGGGGAGGCTGTGGATGCATGGTAGAGACTGAGTAGTTTTTTCTGGTTGGGGGATGCGGCCGTTGGTCGTGTCCCTTTTTCGTGTGTTCATCAACTTGACAAGCGTCGTATGGTGTGACAATATTGGTTGATTCGAATGGGAGTTTAGATGAGCGAACCAACCTTTTCTGAACGCATGATCCAATCAGACCGTGCTGGCAACATCCACGGCATGCCAGGAACCACCTACCACCGAGCACGAAGCGTATGGCAAGCAAGACTATCCACAGACCCTGAACTAGCCACCAAAGCCAAAGAAATGATCGCCCAACTAGACAACAACACCATGCTCCTAGGACGAGCCACAAGATTCCTAGGACTAGAAACACCATCATCCAAGAAACCACGCATCCCAACCATGTCACGCATAGAATGCGTGACCACCATTCAACGAATAGCGGCAACACTAGACGGCCTAGTTCAGGCTGCCACTGGAATCAGAGAGCTCAGCTCAATAGGAATAACACCAGAAGAAACTGAAGAACTAGCGGCACGTATCAGCCAATCCTGCAAGACGTTGTCCAGAATTCCAAACAAACTACGGAGATCACAATGATCATAAAGAAAATTGGCATCAACACCCTAGAAGTCGATCGACGAGTACAGCGCGAACTAAACACTTCATGGGTTGCAAAAATGGCCAGAGACCTGATTCTAGACCAGCTTGGAATCATCACCGTCAGCCTTAGAGAGGATGGCAGCACCGTCATTCTCGACGGTCAGCATAGAGTAGAAGCCCTGCGCCATGCGGGAATAAAAGAGTACGAGATCGACTGTAGAGTACTTACCGACCTAAGCCTAGAAGAGGAAGCTAGGACTTTCCGATTGCTGAACAGCACCAGCAAACCAAACAAGATCGATCACTTTCTGGTACGCGTAGTAGAGGGGGACGAGGTTGCCAGAGACATCAACAAAATCCTCAATAGATTTGGCTGGCAGGCTAGTCGAGGTAAAAGCGCTGGATCGTTCTCTGCTATCTCAACCCTGGAAGCACTCTACAGGAAAGACCGAGAAGCGGCATGGTCCACTATCCAGACCGTGACTGAAGCGTGGGGTAATAGCCTTGAATCGGCCAACGGACAGATCATCTTTGGTATAGGTGGTGTATACCATCGGCATGGAGACGGAGTAGATATTGCTCGCATGGTACGACGTTTAAGCAACATTGCCCCAAAAGAGCTTCTGACTAGGGCAGCAGCGCTGGCGAAAGCGCGTGGTCGTCGAGCTGGTGCCGCTGTAGCGGAGCTAGCTATCGCGGAGTACAACAAATATCGTGGTCCGAAACTACCTGACTGGAATCTTCCCCGGCAGGCTAAGGAGATAGGTCGGAAGGCAGGTACGGAGCTGATCCGTGCTTTGGCAAAAGTGGCAAACGAGAATGTGACAGATCCTACTCCGGTGCCAGTTCCTGTAGATGCGGCTGAGCTGTTTCGGGCTATGCCTGATGAGTTGCCCGTCTGGAGGTAGGATAGTTCAATTGGGGGATGCGACCATTTGTTGTGTCCCTCTTTTGTGTCCATTCTGGTTTGACATATGTCTCATCACATGACATTGTATAGGTGTCAGCCGAGCATAGGAGTGGTTGTGACAAGGTCTCCAGTTGGTATGGAAAATATCATTCATAAATATGCGCTATCTAGTCGGGATAACTATGTGGTTTCGGATGATTTTAGCCTAAAAGAACATATTGGTGATCTTGTGATGCTACTCAGTAGCTCTGACTATCGGAAACTAAAGAGGATCACTACCAGCAACAACCATGATCTAATTGCCCGCATAGAAGATGCGATAGAGGAACAGGCTGCGACTACTGGAATACATCATCGGCTTTCAAGGACTGTCCGCAATATCATTAGATCTAGTAGCATTTGATAACTTTTAGTAGTTTTTGCTGGTGAGGGACATGGCTTCGGTTGTGTCCCTCTTTCGTGTCTACTCCCACTTGACAAGCGTCTCGCCACGTGACAGTATTGACTGGCCAGCGGGGAACAACGAAGCAGGGAGATCAAAATGTATAGCGCAGCCTTGAACCGCCGTACCATCACTATCAACTTCCAGCTCACCCTAGACACGGTGAGCTGGTTGGGACTCAGCAAGCACGTCAATGCGGCTCTACTCAAGGTAGTGCGCTCCAGCCCTAGGCAGACTGGAATGATCGAGGGTCTGATCAGGCAGGAAGTCCAGGCCAACGGTGGGGATTCCTACCGCTGGACCAGCTTCGTACGTGAGCTGGTGTGAGATAGATATTCCAGAGCACGAGCGGTGCTCTCAATGTGGTCATAGTAAGCGTTGCCACTTTGAGAGTCCAATGTATCTGTACGTGCTGGAGTATGGCGGTTTGGTTCAGATTCCCAATTCCGCCTATGTCCCACTTGAATTTCGTTGTAATCATGAGAGTTGCTCGTGTATGGTCAAGTATAACTCTAAGTATCCTATCTAATGCCAGCAGTGAGGCCAGGCTATCTTGGTAGCCTGGCCTCACTTTGCGTGATCACATGTGTTCAATCGTCTGGTATATGAGACCACCACCATCGCAAGAAAGTGGCTTTACGACGCTCTCAGAGCGTTTATCCTGGTCAGAGTGGTAGACCCATAGTGCGCCGATACTCCTCCAGCCTCACAGCGGCACGGTAGATACCATCCGCATACTCTTGATCTTTGTCCTGAGTCTCCTTGTCGAGCTGGCTGAATGGGATCAAGGCTGGATGCTTGGCCTGCTCATCACTCAACGAGTCCTTCCAGATCGACCAGGCGTCATGAACCTGAGCGAGACTCACATTCTTGCCGATAGTCAACAGCAGCAACAGATACAGATCCATTAGCTTATGATCCATGTCTGGCATGTCCAGCTCTTCATCTAGGATCATCCACGCATCCTGAATGTAGTTCATGATTCATCCTTCCCCTGGGACTTTCGTCTATATCTAATCAAAAAGTGCACTGGCAACCAGGCGGCCAAAGCACCAATCACCAGCGCGACCACCTCACCCGGAACGTACTCGACAATGAGATCGGTCCATGGCCAGGTACCGTTATCCCCGTCGAATGAGGCTAACACCTCCCAACCGAGCACCAGCGCGGTTCCGGTTAGGAAACCTACGCTCTTCCATCCGCCCTTGACCATGCGATCTTCCCTCGTATCTTCCGTAGCCCACGATTGGCCAGGCTCTTACACGCGACTTCGGTCTTTCCCATACACTCGCCGATCTGGGCATATGTGAGCTCATGTCCATAGCGTAGGTCAAGGACCGTGCGTTGTTCTGGTGTGCAGGGTCCTGTGATCGTGTTGAAGTCGGGTTGGTTCTCACGGTGTATGCGGTTCTCTATCTCCGCTATTGGATCCTGGATTGGGTGGATCTCTTCGAAGAAAACAGCACACAGTGTCTCGGTGCGACATCTAAATGACCGTAGGTAATCTATGGATAGGTTGATCGCCATCCGAAATAGCCAGCTGTCAGCGGTTGTTCCCTCGGTTTTGGGCGACCATCTCTCGCGGTTCTTCCAGGCACGACAGAATGCCTCTGAGGTGATCTCGTTGGCTGTGTCTTGATTGCCCACCCTTTGGTATACGGTCCATGTGATGGAGCCGCGTACGCGCTGCCAGGTGTCTATGAGTTGGTCTTCTGTGAGCATGGTTTCTCCTATGATGGTCGAGTGAGCACATATGTTGATCTTCTTGCTAGGGTTCCAGTTTCCCTGTCGGCTCGGGGCGACCATCGGTATCGTAGGGTGATTCACCTCGATGGTGAGCCCATCTCGGATTGGATCAGGGTGTCTGGTGGTTGGCAGGAGTTCGTCGATGGTGAGTGGCGCACGGTAACCACGCGCATGTCATACAAAAATTACTCTAAGTTACAAATTGATTTGGCTAGTGGTCGGTACCTGGGACTTGACGAATGTCCTGTCATGTGACATTATATGTCAGGAGTCAGCCACATGCAACACGGAGGTAGAACACATGACAACCAGAGACTACGGATCATGGAACGTGGGAAGCACCACGAGAATCGCCGACTACATAGCCATAGCACTCGGCGAACACACCAGCGACTACGAACTCGGTCACATAGAAACAGAATTCACCGGCAAAATACAGGCCAAACTACCAGACGGGATGGTGCTATGCGGAAACCAGCTCTATGGCTACAGACAAAACATAGAGATCGATTTGACTCAGATAGTAGAGTCAATCGATCTCTACAAGATCGCCGAAAAATACACACTCCTCGGAGCATGGAACGCCAACCAGCTGACCCAAACCGATAGTCTCCGGACCTACGTCATGGAATGCCTAGGATCATGGGTCGCTGAATATGAAGTGGAATGCGTCGAACAAGATCTAGAAGACTCGATCAACGCACTAATGCCCAGAGGACATTACCTAGTAGATAACAAGATCTACGGTCCAGCTGGTGAAACGGCACCAAACCTGGAGGCCATCCTAGACCAACTTGACTTCTGGGCATTCGCGAATGCCCACTGTACGACAATCACAGAAAGATAGAGCCAGCGCATAGTGAGGGCCAGGCATACACGGCATGCCTGGCCCTCAACCACCATATTAGAACGATCCGATGCTACTGCTCAGCGTCAAGAACGGCCTGCCGAACCATACAATCCTTCGCATCGATCAGCGCATGCAATCCCTTCGTCAACTGGGGACCATCCTCCAGTTTCTCCATGAGCTGGTCGGTGGCGACCGTAATAATGTCCGCCACAGCTCGGAGGTTGTCCGGTAGGTGACCGCAGTCGAGCCACCTGAGTGCCTGCACAACACTGAAATGGCGATGAGCATACTTTTGGGCTAGGGTTACTGGCATCAGACGATCCTAGCGGGGTTGAGCCAATCCGCGATACAAGTATGACCCCAACTGCTTGGGTGCAGCCCATCACCGATACCCTGTAGATAGTAGTAGTTGGGATCGGCGTCCCCGGAAGAACCAATCCGCAGTCCAGCATCAATGTCGAACAGGTTGGCTGCCCCATAATACGAGCGCAGCCAACCGTTGATGCCCATACGCTGGGGATTGTGCGCGATATGCCACGCCCATGATGTGGTGGTCGGTGGGATCGTGGCGATCAGCAGTTTGATGCCAGCGGCGATGGCCTGGTCCATCAGATACTTGTACGCATCACCGTACTGCTGATCGCTGATGTTCGCGAATAGATCGTTTACGCCGATCTCAACGATGATCGTGGTTGGCTTTGGTGTGATGTTGATGATGTTGGCGAGCCACTCATCCCTCAACGCCGGCTGGTTGTTGCACGATACAACCAGGCAACCACCCGACGCACCGATGATACGAATACGATCACGGCAGGATTGTACCTGACCGCAGGCGATGTTCCTCCACCGTGCGGGAAATGAGTGGTTGGTTGGGTCCCAGCTTCCCCCACCGTTGGTAATGCTGTCGCCGACGAACACGACCTGTGCCGTGGATGGTATTTCCGTGGCCTGTGCTGGTTCTGGGATCGCGAATAATCCAGCTGCCACAATCGCGATTGACGCACCGATGACCCTAAACTTCACTAGATGTCAGCTCCCGTGTCTCCTGGATCGGTTATGCTTCCAACCTCAACCCAGAAACTAGATTCACCAAAAACCTGGGTGTTTCCACTACCGGATGATCTACCAACGGTTAGTAGAACACTCAGTGTTCCCGTTGTCGTGGCTGTGTATAGTACGTTGAGGATAGCCGATGTTGGCTGAACGCTGTTAGTGATCGTTTGAAATGCTTGGCTTATCTGGGTGCTTCCGGTGGTAGCGGCGCCAGCGGTGTTACCCCTGTATCTGATACTCACAATGTCACCAGTGGTGGACAGCAAGTACATGGGCGCACTTTTAATCAGATATACTGTCCCATTCACAATGGGGATGCTATCTAGGCGCAGTACACCAATCTCGGTTGTGGTTGTAGAGGAATTAGTGCTCCGGTTCGCCCTGGCAATGAGTGTTCCTGGTGCTGGAACCCACGAGGTAGACGCGGTTTTGTAGCTCTCGAACTGGGCCACACCCGTACGGTAGGTTAGTTGGCCGTCGTTTGGTGCCACTATCGCTGTGGTACGGTCCGATGCGTTAGCGAATGGTACGATCGCCGCGTCTCGTACCATATTCCCCCATACGGAGGTTATGACGGTTCCGCCGACAACGGTCAGACCAGCGTAGGTAACCACAGTGTCACTTCCCTAGCGGAGGATTCGGAGCTGGTTGTCTTCCGGCTCTAGCGGATCATGGTCAAGGCACACATGGTTCAGTGACATTTGAATGCCGGTGGTTAGGGCTATCGCCACTACCGCTGTAGCGGCACACCTATCGCCCATGAACAGCGCCGCTCCCTGGGTAGCCTCGACGCCGGCGTTAGCGCATGCTTCTAGGTTCGAGGGATCGCTGTTTCCGACGTGTACAGCCCATCGGAAGCCGTTGCCGACGTCTGGATGCTTGGTGATATCTATGGGGTGTACGAACACGTTGATGACTGGATTGATTAGGTTTGGCATGTTTTTCCTAGGTGAACCAGAGCGCCGAGTCCCATAGGCCTATGTCCCATTTGGAGGTTGAGAACTCCAAGTATTTGGTGGCCGATGCGAATTTCAGTTTCATGTCGACTTTGCCCTTAGCGACTTCATATTCGATTGCGTCGATGAAGCAGTAGCGTGTCACCGTATGTGATGTTGATGATGGTGGGCGACGAACCACCTTCACAAGATCCATATGCCGTAGTCCCAACAACACAGGCATATCATCCACAAAGCAACTAACCGGGACGGTAAGTCCAGTGACAAGAACCTGGGGATCCTTATGCGAGAGCACCGACCAGGTGGCCAGTGAGAGCGCCTGAGCGTCATCCGTACAGACCAGCTGATCAATGTTGGAGCTCTTGTCACCAGCCGGCCCGTACAATGCCACGCTGTTCACGTCAGAGTAGACCTGTTGGATACCACCAACCCGCGTGTACGCGGCACGATTGATCAAACCACTGGTGTTCAGCGGCGCTGTCTCGATCTCAGACCAGGGAATCTCTCCCGGCCCGTCCCCGAACGTCACCTGAACCACGGTGGATCTGGTGTCCTCGATCAGCGCGTACTTGCGCTTCGCCACAACCGTGCCCAACCCATCGACCAGGATCGCTCCACCCTCAGAATCGCAGGTAAGCTCAAGATCCTGAACGGGATCCGATGATAGGTCAGTGGCCTGCATCGTGGCGGAACCAGCGTCAATGGACCGCGACGCTGTCGAACCAGCCGCGTCCAACAGACGGTTTATCCGAACACCAAAGAGCTCCCCCGCACCCACTGGGACAACCGTGACACCAGGTGCGGCTGAGATCCTGGCCCACTCATCGGAGCCCGTGATAGAGGTGGTCGCCACCCCGGTACGTGGTCCGCCGATCCCATCCCACTCCTCCGACCACTCGTCGATGTACCCCTTCGCTAGTGGGTAGTCCACGCCACCGTATGTGAGTTTCGCTCGTATCCCGCACCCTGGTCTGATGCTCGAAAGCCCGGCGACAACGTATGGTCCGGTCAGGTTGTCTGGGGAGAATCGTCCATCCTGATCATTGAGATCAACATCGATGCTAGCCGCTGACCATACCCTGAGCGGCCTACCGAAAGCCCTGGAGGTGGCAACCTTCTCCACATACCCTGAGATATCAGTCCAAGTCTCAGAAAAACCCCAAAGCGTCGTATCCCAAATCGCGGTATTCCAGATCCCATAGGTCGCACCAGTGGTAACCAACCCAATCTCAACGGTCAGGGTCAGCTGGTTGCCATCACAGTAATCCTTGATCAACAGTGTCATGCCTGTGGCTTCCTCCAGCCCCTACCGTTGGCACGCTCCCACTCATTGATCGAATCCATAACCCCCCTAGCCGCACTCTTCGGATCAATCGAATTAACCGTCAAATAATACGTATTCCCACCACCACCACCAGCCGCAGTGGCAACTGGAATCGACCCCGTAACCAGACTCGGAATCACCATCTGATCAACCCCAAGCTGCAACGCGCTAGCCACCGTGCCAGTAACCGATCTAAGGTCCGGGATCTGAGCGGTCATCCCATCGGACACCATACTGATGATCTTCCCACCCGCGATCTCAGGACTACCAGAGCCAGACAACGGGCCAGTCTTAGCGGGAGAGAACGGAAAGTAGTCACGAATTGAACCAGCGATATCAGAAGCCCTGTTCTTCAAGGACTGCCACATGGAATCCAAACCATTGATGAGTCCTTGGATAATGCTCTGTCCAGCGTTGTACAACCAGCTACCAGCACCACTCAGAGCACCGGTTATAGCCCCACTTATACCACTTACCTTGGACGTCACAGAATTTATGGCACCACTAATCGAATTAACCATGCCAGTAAAAAATCCAACAACATTGGAAACGAAGTTAGATATTCCACTAGCCGTACCGTTGATAACACCTACGGCACCAGTGATAACACCAGTAATCCCGTTCCAAATAGCTACCACTGTCGACCATAGTTTCGAGAAGAATCCAACAACACCCGAGACGAAAGCACCAATAATAGGCCCTAGATACTCGGCGAACAGAGCGGCGATCAGCATCACATACGGGCCAATGACAGCCCATACAACGGTCACGATGGTCATGAACATGTCAAACGCCGGTTTCAGCAGCGTATTCCACACCCACATTACGATGGTACCAAGTACGATGAATACCACCTTTATTATCTCTATGGCGGCGATAACAACAACGGCTAGGGCGAGTACCGCCAGCTTGAATAGGGCGAACGCCAAGACAATAACAAAGTTTATGATCGCCCAGATGAACTGACCGATGGCGGTGATGAGCGGTCCGAACGTGTTCCAAAACCACATGAACACGGATAGCAGCACTTTGACAATGGCGACAATCGCGGATATGGCGGGAGAGAACACGTTCTGCCACAACCATATGACTATGGAGCCAATGGCCCTCACCACAGAGACAATAATTGGAAGAGCTACGGCTATGGCCACGCCAATCCAACCAATTACAACACGGATACCAGTGAAGGCCGGAACAAACACGTTCTGCCACAGCCACATAGCAGCGGCGCCGACAGCCTTGATGGCAACGATGATGTAATCGAACACCATCCCTAGGAAATTGCCAGTGTCCCTGGTCGAGCCACTAACAGATGACCATGCGGAAACAATATAGGTTGAAAGCCACTTCATCGCATCCCAGATGGCCATAAGAGCGGAAACGACAATGGAACCGATCAGAACCCAAATTGGTTTCGTGGCCTGGTACCAGGCCACTACGGTTTTCCACAACTCACCAATGTAGGCGACAACTATTTTGATGGCTGGCACGATGATGTTGTCGAACACCACAACTATCAGAACGGCTAGGGCCTTTAAAACGGTCATGAACGCGGATAGGGCTGGTTTCGCTATGCTGTTCCAGAACCATACGATGGTGGCACCAGCAATAGTGAAGGCGGATCCAGCGTTCTTAGAGAACCAGTCCCCAATAGCCGAACCGAGCATGGTGAACAGTCCGATGATGGCCATGATCGGGGGTTTCAGTGTGCTATTCCATAGGTCACTAGCCGATTTTCCGATGGTGGACAAAGTAGATACTATTCCCTTTGCCGCTGGTATCACTATGCTCCGCCACGCGGCCATCAGGGCATTACCGATTCTATCGAATATCGGTACCATGCGCTGCCAGAGCAGCTGAGCCGCCACCCATAGGTTGGTGAACCAAACACCCATAGCGGCAAATGCTATTTTGATATTCGCCCAAAGGACAGACGCGGCTACGGAGATAGCGGCGAAAGCCCTGTTAACCGTGTCCCGGAATCCCTTTATCTTCTTGTAGGCCACATACGCTGCGATACCGACAGCGGCTAGAACAGCAATCACAATGCCAATCGGCCCTGTAAGCGCTGTCCAAACATAGGTAACAGACCTCAGTGCCTTAAGCCACTTCCAGAATCTCTGCAAATTATTTATCGACTTGCCAATCAGGGTAGCCATCTTACCAATGACCAGCAGCACCGGACCGATGGCGGCAAGCAGACCAGCTAGAATAACTATCGTGTTTAGGATCGCAGGATTCAGCTTTGTCATAGTGGTGACAAGCGAGTTTACCTTCTGTACCAAACCGTTGACGAAAGCCAACAGACCAGCATCGCCAATAGCGATAGCCAAACCCTCAAAGGATGACTTGAGAAACTTGAGAGAACCATTGAGGCCTTCAAGCTGTGTCTTGGCTACCCTTGATGCCGTTCCACCAGACGCTTCCAGCTTCTTGGTCAGTTCTTCAAGAGCAGCTGATCCCTGACCTAGCAAAGCCATCATCTTAGGACCAGCGTTCTTACCAAACAGGGTCACCATGTCAGATGTTGTGGCACCAGCATCCTCAAGTTGTTTCAAGATGCTGGTAAGTGAAACCAACTTCCCTGATGAGTCTTTTACGTTTAGCCCTAGTTCCTCAATCTTATTAGACATCTGCTTGGTTGGTTTCAGCAGATTGCTGATGGCACCATTCAAACCAGTACCAGCCATGCTACCCTTGATGCCAGCGTTACCAAGCAGACCAATTGCCGCTGTAAGCTCAGTGAATGATATACCAGCGCTATTGGCGATTGGGCTAGCGTACTTAAGTGACTCTTTAAGGGATTCGAAAGTCGTTGCTGTCTCTAGGAATGCCTTCGTTAATACGTCACTTACCATAGGCATCTGTGACGCATCCAAGTTGAATGTTCTAAGAACACTAGCCGCTAGCTCTGCCGAGTCAGCTAGGCTGATTCCACCAGCAGCAGCCTGGTTGAGCACTGATGGCATGGATTGTAGGATTTGTGTTGTGGTGAAACCAGCTGATGCTAGGGCATCCATTCCCTGGGCTGCTTGGGTAGCCGTATAGGCTGTTGTAGTTCCAAGATATTTTGCTTGGTCGCGTAGTGCTGTGAACTCTGATTCTGTTGCTTGGGTAACCGCTTTTACGCGGTTCATGTTCGCTTCAAAGTCACCGGCTAGGGTTAGGACACTTGAAGCAACGTTCATGATTGGTGCTGTGAGGCTACTGGTCAAGGTTTCGCCGACGGTGGTTATGCTTTCACCGGCTGATATGAATGAGTCGGCGATGCTGCGGCCAGCTGATGCCGCGGTGCTGGCCGCTGATGTGCTGGCCGTTCCAACCGCCTGCACCTGGTTGGCGACCTCGCCAACCGATTGGCCCACCGCCGACGAAACACCCTGGCCGATTGTGCGTAGCGTCTGGTTCGCCTGGGTTACCGCGGTGCTGATTCCCTGTGTGATCTGGTTGCCGATGGCGGTCATGTTCACTGTGACCCCACGTAGGGCGGCGTCTAGTCCCTTTTGGAATTCTGTGGTGAACTTCGCGAAGTCCGCCACCACGTCGACGCTGGCTGTACCTACGCTTGCCATAGGTTACATGATCCATACTTTTTTTGATCTTGACACGTTTTGTGTAGTATCATCTCATGGTCTTGATACCCACCCTTGAGATAAGCCGCTCAGCCATCCATAGAGACGGCTCCGGAAGGCTAACCATCCTAGATCCAGAGTCATCCATGGTTGTGGTGGTAGAGCCAGCTGGAGACGGTGACATACGGAGTCTGACCGTGGTTCCCAAGGAGGGGTACAAGCTGACCGCGTCAGCCTTGGGTAGGATTCCGATCTCTCAGATCAAGAGGCTCGTTCGGCAGTCCACGCACCCTAATGATCTAGTGTGGCAGCACTCTGTCACTCAACGTAGGCTAGGTGAGCGCTCGTGGCCTGATCCTCACTGGGATGAGGTGAAGAGCGTGACCAGCTGGGCCATACGAACCAGAAGACCAGGTGGGATGGCTAGGGCCATCATGGATCTATGGGGAGTATCGTTGCCGACAGCACGTAGATGGATGAGGCGATGCCGTAGCGGACATCACGGTGAGTTATCATCATCCAATGGTAGTTGACGCTATTATGTGCGTGTTGCGTAGAATCAGGTGCGACCACGGAAGACTCGTGACAGACAACATGATCATGAGGCTAAACGGTAGAACAGCCACACTGCGCTGCCCAGAATGCGGTGACCACATCACTTGCTCCGTGAAGCCATAAAAGCCTCAAACTGGTCAGCGGCAACATCGGGATCATAACGCTCCATAGCGCTAACCCCACTAGGCGCGGACTCGATCTCCATATTCAACTTCCGACGTTGCTTGTCGTCGGCATTACGTACAAGCACCGTGTACACGGCTGAGACATATGCGGCCAACGAAATCTGGCCAGGGTCCACCCTGGCCAAACAAAGCTCGCCATACACATCGGCCCGCTGGTTGGCTGTGGCGACCAGCCTGATAGCGGACCACCAGTACGTACCAGACACCACGGAAATAGCCTCTTTAGCTGACCTCGCACAATCCTCCATAGTAAAATCCCCATATAGGATCCCATCTTCTATACGATCATAGTCATCACTAGACACACCATCCGCTACCATACCAAACAAGTCATCATCCAAGACGTGCAAAATCCAGTAGATGGCTGGCCGGGGACCAATCCTAAAAACTGATCCCCCAAGCACAACATCCACTGGCCAAACCGACAGAGCCGCCCGAGCATCAAACCTCATGAACCAGTGACGACCTGTGTCTTTGGCTGCTCATCCTTTATACTGTTGGCCACCTTCAACGCCTCAACACCATCATTGATGAGTGGAAGGGTATCCGCCATAGTAGCCCTACCCGCCAGAATCTCACTCTGAATGAGATCAGCGTCGTCTGGATCTACTACGATGCTGGTGACCAGCTCGAATATGTTTCCCAGAAGCTGTGATGCCTCATCTCCCGCGAGATCATCACCCCTGTTAGCGGCACGGCGAAATTTCTTTTGGAGCACTCGATATATGCCAAGCTGGTCTGGAGTCGGTAGCTTGACCTCAATCTTGAAGCCTTTGAAGATAGAGAAGGCGGTCTTCTGCTCCGGAGCCTCCGGGGCCTCCGGGGCCTTAGGACTTTCCTCAACGTCTTCTGCCATGGCTCATCCCTTGTTCGCGGTGAACTTCCATCCCTGACCCACGACAGAACTCCTAGCGGCCCTAGCGAGCCAAGGATTTCCCTTACGCTTCTTTCCATTTCGCATTTTAGCGCCATCATGTACAGCAGCGGCGTACTCGGCTTCGGCCGATACCTGACCGGCCACCCGCAGGGCTTCCTGCCTGATGCTAGGAGTGTGGCTGTCTCTCAGGTTTCCGGTGCGTACCGGAACTGTTCCCCTGGCTACAAGCAGTATCCGGTTTGTCATCTCGTCAACCAATTTGGTGCCCACGGTTCCGGCTAGCACGGTCAGGGCGGTGAAACTTATGGTTGCCCTTCCCCCCGTTCCCCGGATGGTTATGCCGCCCATCAGGCCTCGAACCAGCCGGCGATGATCAAACTTACCAGGCGCTCAGAGGGGGGAAGCCTAACCCGACTGCCAGCGTACAGATTGTCATGGGATACCAGCACCGTCACTGGCACCAGCCCATCGGAGTCGGTTAGGTCGCCGATCAGATCTTCTACACTCAGACCCTCAATCGGAGCATCCCGTGAGTTAGCGATGTCGCTGTAGGCGACTGTGCTGGGGTTGGTCTCTGGAACCGTCATCTGATCAACGGCATTGTAAAGATCATCACGACTGACCAGCTCATGATCGAACTCTTCAGTCGGAACCAGAATAGATGGAATGGGCTTGCGAGCCATGGTCATACCTCCGGGCAGTCACAGTTGTCAGCGGCTACAGTGATCTTATAGGTAACACCCACGCAACCACCCTCAGTAGTCATCGGCAAACCATCACCAACAGACACCAAGGTATACGGACTTGCCGCTATGAAGCAGCACAACGCCCTACGGATAGCGGCACCATCATCGTAGGTGCCCAGAGTTGTTGCCTCCCACTCATCACAGGTAGGCAAACGGTCAACATCGCCGACTGGTGCGCACCGTACCGCACCCAACTCAAATTCGGCCGCCCAGCGCTCGATCCCGCACCTACCAACGAGATTGTCAGCAGCCGGGAACCCATCGCCTGATGGATAGGCACGATTCCAGCGGACCCACATCAGTCCAGCGCAGCACTCGTCCTCATCCTGTGACAGCAGCAGGTCAACGCGGTCGCCCGGCCGTAGGCACACTACCCGTGGGGTGGCGGGGGGATCAGGGACTTTAGCGGCTTCGACGGTTAGGCAGGCGACTAGGGATGCCACTATCGGCCCGATCATTGGATCACTAATCGTGGTCATGACAACACCCTAGGTGGAGTGCTGTCGGCTGACCATATGACAGATGGTGCTTGCCGTCCTCTTGGATTCTCCAGCTGGATTACCATATCAACTTCGGGTATTCCAGTACGAATCGGACTAATAGCCGAACCAGATTTCGTATCAGTCAAATCAGCCACAGTCGCCTCAACACCCTGACGAGTGATCGATTTCAGACGACGCGGCAGAGCGCATGCCGAACCAACACAGGCTTTAGCAAACTCACAGGCCAGCCGCTCAGTGGCAGCCTGAACCCGATCTGGTATCGCTAACCCCTTCAAATATTCGACTTGCAGTGACGGTGGACTCTGCTGAGAGTAGTTGACGCAGGTTGGCCAGCAGACACCATCGGTACGAACTAGGATATGTCCATTCATGACCTGGTACGAAGCGACGGGCAGGGCCACACCATCCACGAGCACCTCGGTGATACCAGCCGTTGTGGTTGGTCCCTCTAGGTCAAGTTCGCAGCCTGAGCAGCACCTAGTGGTTTCGGCTCCGCACGTGTTGTACCAGGCACCGTTGTGGATGTAGGCGTTGCCGTAGTCTGCCGTGTCCAGTGGATAGGTGCGATAGTCAGGTTCGTTGACTTTTACGCAGGGCTGTACCACTACAGTGCATTGTCCGTATCGTCTAGCGGTTGCCGCCCACATGATGCCAATCGCTAGGGCTGAAGCTGTCGCCTGGACTTCCGGAGTATGGGTGTTCCAGCATGATCCACAACCACACTTGGTTATGGTCCAACCACAAGGTTCCATGATCACAGCCTAGAGGTCTATGAGCGCCACAGGACCATATACAGCAGTCCGATGAGACGTACCAATGTACGCATCAATCCGCCACACCCGAGGATACGGCGTAGCCAGCGACGACGAAGGTATGTAGACATCACAGATAATCTGCGTAGCCGTATGCGTAGTGATATTGATTTGGGCCGGATTAGCAGACGTCAACTTCAAGGTGGACGTGGCAGTATCCGATGTGCAAACATCATCCTTCAAATAGAACACAAGTGACGTAATAGGTACCAAGCTCTCAGATGGATCATCTGGAACAATCGTCACATGAATAGTCTCATCGTTTGACTGCCGCAACGTTATCGGAACGACAGTGGGCATCAGGCCTCCTCACACAACTACGGCAGTACCCAACAACGTAATAGTAGTGGCTCCACCAGAAAGCGTGACAGTAGTGGCAGATCCACTACACAATGGTACAGAGGGAACAATTCCTCCACCAAGCGCTTGAGCAATCGCAGTAGTGACAACCACAGGAACAGTCAACGCCTTAGCCATCCCCAGCGCCTGAGCAGTTGTTGCGACAACAACCGTAGGCAACACCAAGGCCTTAACCGTCCCCAGCGCCACCACCGACGTGAAGGTAGCCACCATAGGAACCGTCAACGCCTTAGCCGTCCCCAGCACCCGAGCATCCGTGGTGGTGACAACCGTAGACAACACCAAAGCCTTAGCCGTCCCCAGCACCTGAGCGGTTGTGGTGGTGACAACCGTGGGAACCGCCAAAGACACTGACGTCACCCTGCCCGCAAGTGGCACACCCGCGAGCGACGCACCCGCGAGCATTACGCGCCTACCTCAACTAGGTCGACAGTCGCCACCCACCTAATGCCCTTGCCCGCTTCTCCGGTGACAGTTATCGCGAGACGCTGATTGCCGGCATCCGCGGTGACTGCCACAGTCCAGGTACTAGCACCAGCGTCACAGAGGGTTGTGGTTCCATCTCCTGTCACTGATCCGAGTAGACGGCAGTTGCCCGTGGAATCTCTGGTGATAGCGGCTTGGATGTTGGTCCATGCCGCTGCTGTACCGGATACGTCCGTACGGATGGCGGCTACTTTGATCGTGCAGGCGTAGGTTCGGCTAGCTGGAATGTCCACATATCCACCAGTGGATCCAGATGCGGTGACCTCAGTAGCGGTAGCGTCTGTGGTAGCGGCACGTAGAACATACTGGCTCGTCTGGCTATCACCACCTACGGCGAAACATCCGTTGGCAAGCGCGTGTTGTCCCTCACGGCTAGCAGCCGCACTATATCCAAGAGCGGTAGCATTAGCACCACTGGAGCTACAGTAGTAGCCGAGCGCCACAGCTGAGGTAGCACTAGCCGAGGAACTGTATCCAAGTGCGGTAGCACCCCATCCAGATCCACTAGCCGACGCTCCCACCACGGTGGCATATCCGAGTGCCGAGCTACCATTTCCGATGGCGGTAGAACTGTCCCCAGTAGCGGCGCTGCTACGACCAAGTGAAGTGGCATTGGCCCCAGACGCGTTACCCCACATACTAGCGGTGACGGCGAGCATGATGCGATCGCCCACCAGCACGCCGCGTGCGGAGCTGCCCTCCTGTATGCGGGTGATGGTAAGGACATCACCAGTACGTGCGGTAACCAGCACGATTTCCGCGTTGCTGGGATCTGGATTGGCATCGCTCGGCCAGATCGTAGCTGGAAATGAGCCATCGGTAGATGGCTGGGGAAAACGCGATCCATGACCGGCGTCCACGGTAAGGCTCGTACCGGAACCAGCTGGGCTTGGTGCTACGGCCACCGTGGAAATCGCGAGATTCGTTAGCATCAGACGCACCGAATGAGATCGGATACCGTGGCCGTAACCGCGCTTCCATCTGGGACGATGGGAAAGTCATGCCAACTTAGTGGAATCAGGTCAGCGTCGGTACCACCGGTTGTATCTGGATCATAGGCCACCAGTAGATCTGAGATGGCGTTTCCCGTTGCCGCAGCCCAGGTGATGTCAGCGATGTCGATATTGACGCGGTCGTTGGTGTTGTCGACTGTCGCGGTAACCGCTGTGATGATCTTGCGTCCCATAGTGGTCTGCTCATTGGTGCTAGCCGCCAGGATCGCCGCTACGGTGGCGTAGTCAACGATCGTGGCATCGGTCTCCACCCCAGTCGCCTCTATTGGGATGACGACTAGCGCGTCGCTCGCCGCTGGAAGCGATGCGTAGTAGACGTGTTGGCCTTTGGATATGTTGAATGCGAATGATGACATGGTCGTCCTTCCCCGGGATGCTGTCGCCCCCACCATTTCAAGATCGAAAACCTCGAGGTTTTTGGTCCCTAGATGGTGGAGGGGGATGGCGTGCCACCATACGAGGGGATGGTGGCACGCCCAATAATGATCAGGTGGGAAGAACCAGGGTCTGGAATCCACAGACCGGGGTCGGCGGAGCCATATTCGTAGTGATCACCAGGTCATGCGCCGAAGTCGCCAACGAGGTGAACAATCCAGAAGCCGCACCGAGACGCGTGTACTGAATGTAGTACGGGCCAACACCCCAAGCGTTACCGTCATGGGTGATCGCATCTGTCAACGTGAAGTTGACAGCATCATTCTCGATCGTCGGCTTGCCGACCGTCCCCTGATACAACCAGGGCATGAGGTAGTAACCCCATCGGCGGGTATTCGCACTAACCGAGCAAGCTGTTCCCTTGGTGTTCATCCAAACCTCAAGAGCGAAGTTGGCGGTACCATAGTTCGCGGAATCGGTTGTGAAACCGATTGAGCTGGGGGTTGGGGTCGCGTCATCAACGATGAGTGGCGCACCAGTGATCAGGTTGAACAGTTCAGGGTCGACCTGGCAGAACTCGGCGTTTACCTTTATCCCGTTCAGATTCTTGTTTGACAGGTAATAGTAGCAACGCGATCCATCTGCCAGTGTCGGGCTGATGGCGTTACCAGATTCTTCGTCAACCTCAAGCTCGATGTTGACGAATCCCTTGCTCACCACGGTTGAAGCGGCACCAGCTACGGGCGCACCACAAGCATCTAGCTTGGTGGCGCGCATTACCAGGCCTTGGAGGTAGTTCGTGCAGAGCACCATTGCTATTTCCTTCCCCTGGTGGTTGTGCGTACCTGGGTTACTTCTGGTTCGGGTACCTGGATCACTTCTGGTTCGGGTACCTGGAGTGCGGTTGGTTCGGGTATCCGATCGTCTTCGATCTTTCCGATGATGATCAGGTATGCGCGTAGGAATTCGTAGGCTGACAGTTCGTCAACCACAACTCCGCCATAACCGGTTGTGACGTTGTCGTTGCTGATTTCGATTAGTTCTTTGAGGACTTCGACCTTCGTCAGTCCGGGAACATCCTTGAAAACGATCATGTAGGTACACCCCAGTCAAAAACAGCCGACGCGGCAACGCAGTCATAACTCACCACATAGCCACGCTCGGCGAGCATGTATACCTGGTTGGTGGTCTTGTCCAGAACCTGTGCTTGTGGTGGCACGAAGATCTCAGGATCCCGCCACACGGTGACGTTCCCAGAAACGTAAATCGTCCCATCATCCGTGTAACCACCACCGAACACCCAAATCGTACCCATGTGGGTACGGAGGATCGGCCCATCCTGAATGACAAGATCAGCTTCTCTGGCGTACGAAAGGATCCTCGGCGAAGCGTGCAGGTATCCGACGTTCCCATACTGCGCATACGTGGGAGCGTTCCCATACAACCACTGCTCAAGCTCGCCAACAACATCAGTGATCGTGGCACCAGGAGCAACGAGCGGCATAGCACCAGCGGCCAGGATCCCACCCATAGCCTGCTCGACTACGGACTGTTCGCCATTAGCCAGTCGGCGTAGCACCTTAGCTTTCAGGGTGCTGCCACCAACCGGACCACATTTCACCGTGGCGTACACGATGAATGGTTCACGTTCGATGATGCTGTCGGCAGCATCAAACACCTTCTGGGCTAGCTGCTCGTCAGTTGGACACGGAGTGTCATACGAACGGGCATACCCACATGAGACGGGTTCATAGATGATTCCCCCCGCCCTACCGTGCGGAGGAAGATCAACGATTCCAGCTGCGGCAAGTAGGCCGCTCCTGAGCCTACGAGGCTCAGGAGCACTCACTACCACCGGCGGCGTAATCGCCACAGTGATACCCCAATCAGGCTGTCAGCAGATCAGGAGTTGGGGTAACCGCACAGGCAACCAGATGGGTCAACAGCTGCCGTGTACAACCGAGACAGCGGCAGCATCTGCAACATTGCCCAACCGTCCTCAACGAACAACGCGGTGTATTCGTTGGTGAGCAGCTTGGTCGAGTCGTACACAGTGTCCAGGTTGATCACGCTCTGAACAGCCTTAACCCAGGTACCAGCCGGATAGATCAGGAAGTTGACCGTGGTCGGCAACCCAGTGAGGGCGATAGCGCCACCAGGGCCAGTCACCAGACCGGAGAACGAATCCTGCCAGTCATAGACGAACCGGGGTACAGCGCCACGGATGGCGAACCAGTCAACGATCTGAGCGTCGGTCATTCCCACGAGGTCGACGCTGGCACGCCGTGAACCAGCGGCGCGCATCTGTGCGAGAACCCAGAGAGGCAGCACGACTTCCAGGGTGCTAGCGACACCCATACGGTTGCGGTACCGGGCATCCATGATGGCGAGCTCGACAGCGCTGAGCAGCGCGGCGATAGCGTCGTCACCAGACGGATCAGCCGGGACGATGGTAGCGGCACCCGATGCCGTGACGATAGCGGCGATCGCACCAAAGTTGATCTTGTGGGGTAGTGCGTTCATGGCCTGCTCAGAGAACCACTGCACAACCTCCGGATACCCGCGCTGCTGCAACAGCCCACCGGTCAGACACACGTAGTCCACACCGAGCCGAACATCGGTGAACCCGGGACACGGAATCTCATAGCAGTACTTGGATGGAGACTCAGCCTCAACCTGGGCTTCCGTGAGGTGAGTGGTACCGGAATTTCCGATCCCGTTCCACACCGTGGCAAAGTTCGGTCCACCAGCGGTCGGAATCTGCCAACCACCACGCTCGGTCGGAAGCTCCGGAAGGTCAAGCATCCCTTCCAGAGTCGATAGCCCATGAAGCTCGTAGATCGGCTCCGACGGTGCACACCAACCAGCCGCGGCGGTGATCGGAGTACCGGCCTTCACCTGGCTGCGGAAACTCTTGAGCAGACTCCCACCAGAAAGCCGCTTCTCACTACCCGCGAACCGGGCAACCTTGTACGGATCAACGGTCTTGTCAGTGATAGTCAGCTCAGAAGCACTGTTCCGACGGAACTGAACACCACCATGCCGAGTGTAGTTGCGGAGTTCATGACCAAGAACCTTGCCAGCGTTCCCACTAGCACCATCGTCGATGATGGTGGTCTTAGCGGTAATCTGGCGACCCGCGCTACGAACCTGCGGATAACGATCGATCTGCTGTGACAGCGCCCGTGCGGCATCCTCGAAGGTGCCGATGGTCTGCCCGGTACCGAAGAATCCCGGGAAGTCAGCTGCCGCTGTCATCACGAACGGTACGTTGTTAGACACGTCACCGAGATCGGGTTCCTGGCCAGCGCGGCGAGCCGCTACCTCACGTACGGTGGGGTTCCTGGCGTGTGCCGCCGCGGTGACCGGTTCGGGATCAAGGATCGGTTCTGGTTCCTGGACAGGTTCGGGAGTCTCGGTCAGTCCGGTGATGCTGGCGGCCAGGTCAGCGTGTGCCTGGCGGGTGGACATTACCTCGCGTGCCTGGTTTGCCAGGTCACGGCAGGAGGTCAGGGCCTCAACGGTTTCAGCGGTTGCCGCACCGGCTGCTAGTGACTGTGCGTGCTCACGGATGCTGGCCAGTAGGCTGGTGAGTTCGTCGTTGGTTGCTGCCGAGAGGTCGGCCGGTACAGCAAATGGGAAGCCCATGATGAGACTTTCTCGTCTTAGATGCGAGATGCTAGCCGGACCGTGGCAGCGCTAGCCAAGTCTGTAGCCGGACCGTGGCAGCACTACAGATGATCAAGACGGTAGCACACTAAGTCAGGCTTGTGAGTAGGTAGCGGCACTCAACACAGATACCAGCAGCGATAAGGTTGAAGATACAGCAACTGTTCAGGAGACGAGCGCAGCTAACCAGCCCGCCAAAAAGGCAGATGAAATATCTGGTGACGGAACATGGATGATCCCATCTGACGTGAAACCAGGAAAGTACAAAACCACAGTTCCTAGCAAATCGTTTGGTTGCTACTGGGCTAGGCTCCGTGGAACGTCTGGTGAGCTGAGCGACATCATCGCCAACGGATCAGCTAACGCTGGCTCCCAGGTTCTAATCACTATTGATGCCACAGACAAAGCATTCCAGTCAACCAGATGTGGATCCTGGACACGTATTCCCGACTGACTTAGGAGACAAGCATGAACTATCAGGACAAAGCAATCTGGCTAGTGTTCGACTACGTGTCGGAGCGCCTTGAGAAGACCGACGGTACGCGGTTCACCAGGAAAGACGTGTACGTAGTCTGGTTCAGCAAGACGTTGCAGAACTGGAAGGCACTACTGTCGACCACGCTTCCCGATGGGATGTACTACGAGTTGACCTACGATGGGAATCTCAAGCGCACCTACATTGATGCGTACAAGAAGTTCGACAATGTCTGTGTGAGTGACGTTTAGTACGCGCAGGTCCATCCTATTTTGTCCATTTTGGTGGGTAGCTTTGATGATGTTATGTCCATTTTCTGGATAGGCCAGTGAAGCTGCCCCATCACAAACCATCAATACACGTGCCACTTCCAGAGCGCTTCAGAACGTGCGCAGGTCCATCATACTTTGTCCGTTTTGGTGGATAGCCTCTTTGGTTGAGAGGCTATCCCACCTAATCGACTAGGGCCACGCCGCCACCTCTGTTATCGGACCAGCCACCACATTAAGATCAACAGTCACATGGTCCGGATACGAGTACGCGGCAGCATTCAACTCATCACTGGTCATGGTCAGAAGCCGATCCGCTTGCTCTACTGGACTACCAGGTAGATGCAGTCCATTGCGATGGTAGCCAACGAATCCAGCGTGGTATGCGCGTGGTGTCCACGGATACGCGACCCCGGTACCGCTAGCCTCTACGAGCCGATCGAGTAGCCCGTCTTGCTCAGCGTTGTTTCTTGGTAGGTTGCTGTGTGGGAAGGCTGTTTGGCAGTACCGGATTGGATTGTAGAAGTAGCCGGGTACCAGGTGTTGGCGAATCGCTTCTAGCTTATCGGGCCGGAATGACACTCCAAGTGACTGATATCTAGCGGCCAGTGAGACGCGCCCCGGATGAGGTTCGGGACTAGGACCGCATTGCAGGAACATCTGCGCCTGACACGCTGACACCGCAAACGCGTCTGGCACCAGTGCGTGAACCTGATCATGGAAGCCAAAGTACCCATCGGCGATGAACACGTCCTCTTCCACCAAATGAATCAAATCCGGACGTGGACGATAATCTAGCGCATACTTGTACAAACACAACAAGTTGTGTGAGTTCCCAGCATACGGGTGACTGTCAACAAGAATCTCGTATCGTCTCGGCCATGCCGATGACCAGCGCTGAGCCACGTCCATGGAAGCCTGATCATATCCACGGTCAAGCCCCACCCAAACCAGCAAATCCGGCCGATCGCACGCACGCAACCTCCGCAGGCACGCTTCCAGGAAACCAGCGCGCCGCCAACCTGGCACAATAACGATCTGCATTAAACCCATCCGATACGAGCGATAAGGACACCAGCCGTGTATCCATCGCAGTCACGCTGCACAATCTCGTACGATGTGCCCTCACGATCGAGCCATGGCACCAGTTTGTGTCCCTTGAGAACCAGCTCCGATACTAGATCAACATCATCGACAATGAGTAGCCCAGGATAGCTGAGCATATTCGAAACAACCAGGTACTCATCTAGGATCAGTTGCGCATCATTATCAGAGTCCAGTAGCGCAACATCGAAGCGCTCACCCGCAACCGCAAGTCGTGTCAACATCTGGATTGAATGGCCCTCAACGAGCGTCACATACTCGTCAAGATTAAACTTGGCCAGCACCTTTCTCGCTGTCGACACGTTCAGGTCGATGCTCGTGACCATGCCACCATGGTCACGAGCATATTCAGCCAATGCCACCGTCGACCATCCATCGCCGATACGATGCTGCTCACCATCACCACGAATCGTTCCAGTTTCGACGATGCTCTTTTCTTTGCGGTACCCATGGAAGCACTCGTTGTCGAACGTGGCTAGTTCCTTTTGGATGATCTCTTTGAGGTTCATGTTTCTCACAATACTGCTAGGAGCTTCAATGCTTTGGTTTGGAACGCGTCGTTACGGGCATGGAACCGTGCGCGTGCACGGGCGCCCATATCCACCCGCTCTTCTGAGGTCATCCCTACCACAACACGGACGGCCCTAGCGATCCCGGGAGCGTCAACACACCATGCTGCCGCAAGACCATGCTGACACCTAGCCACCGGAGGTATGAGCACACCTACATCTGGGGTGATGTGCTCTGACATCGGAACCGCATCGGTGGTAATCACTACGGCCCCAGTAGACATACCCTCAACGATGTAATGTCCCCATCCCTCCGTCTCTGATGGGCACACGTGTATCTGCGCGCGGTTGAGTTCACGCGACAGTTGGTCTTCACTGAGTCTACTAAGTAGCCGCACGCCCGTGGGTACATTCAAATGATTACTAGAAATTACTGTCAGTGGGGGAAGATCTGGATTGGTGTCCCAAGCTTCCAATACGGCGTTAGTGCCCTTGAGTGACGAATTGCCGCGTAGATGCACGGCCGCGAGTTCTCTTGGAATATTAGGAGAGTACATGTCCCTGGACATGAATCCGGTGTAGATGCTTTTCTTGCTGAGTCCTAGTTGTTGGGCGAATAGGTATTGTGCTTCTCCCGATTTGGTCCAGAGTTGGGTGCAAGCGTGCAGTCCGATTGTCCACTGGCGTTGAAACCATTCAAGGTTGAAGATTCCGATGGTATGGGTAGCGAACCTCACCAAGCGGGGATTCCACAGTTCAAGAAAAATCGCCACATCATGGTGTGGCATTGACATATTACGCCAGTCAATCCACGACACATCATATCCGGCATTAGAGAGTATCCCATCTAAAAGTCGCATATCGTTGGTGAGTCCCACGCCATTGTCACGGCTCACCAATGCCACACTTTTGCCCATCAACGCAGGATACCGTCTCCGTCGCCTGGTGGATCAATACCATGAAAAGGCCAATATACACAGCAGTCAGTGACGTGTCATGATCCGTACATGGCGCCAACGGTCCTCACCAACTTCAACCAAAAGGCATAAAAGTGAGCTTAGTCGTGATAGTCCCATCGCGGGGACGCCCCAACTCCGTCCCCAAACTCGCCGAAACATTCGCAAACACCACACAAGACCCAAACACCAAACTCTGGATCGCCGTAGACTCCAACGACCCAGACATCGGCAGATACCAGCATGCGGTCTCCAAATTCGACACCAAACTCTGGACCATCCAAACAACAGTGCTGGAAGTCATCGGCGGATACATGTCAGCGGCACTCAATGAAGCAGCTTGGAAAGCCGCAAGCGATCCCACCGTTGAGGCCATCGGATTCATGGGCGACGACCACCGACCCCGTACCCCCGGATGGGACACCACATACCTGACCGCACTAAGAGAGATGAAAGTCGGGATTGTCTACGGAGACGACGGACTCCAATCAGAAGCGCTCCCAACTCAATGTGCCATGAGCGCCGGAATCGTGCGGGCACTCGGTTGGATGTGTCCGCCAACTCTACGGCACCTATGGATTGACAACTTCTGGTTGGACCTCGGCAAGGGAGCTGAGTGTCTACGCTACCTGCCCGATGTCTTCATCGAGCACATGCACCCGTACAACGACAAAGCCGAGATGGACGCCGGCTATGAGAGGGTAAATTCCCTCGAAATGATCTTCTCTGACCGAGCCGCGTACGAACGGTACGCCACCGAGGATCTAGCCCGCGATGTTGAGAAGATAGGAGCGCTACGTGGCTGAGTACCGTCTACACGATCCCGGCACGATCCCAGAGTGCACCACCCCACGGTGGTACGCCGGCCGGGAACACGCGCCACACCTAGAACAGCCAACCCATCGGGCGCGAATCCTCGCAGCCGCAGCCACCGTAGTTGAGGCCGCTCAGACACTCATGCTATCAACCGTCGTCGATCTAGGGGCTGGGGATGGTGGACTTCTTTCCCTACTCGGACCGAGTATCACCGGATGGGGCTATGACCTGCAACCAACCAACGTCATTGCGGCGCTACGCCGAAACGTAGACGTGAAACTAGTCGATATCACCACCGAACCAATCATGTGGGGTGAAATCGTTGTCGCCACCGAGCTACTGGAACACCTACGCGACCCCCACGGGCTGATAGCTCGCGCAGCACGCCACGGACGAGCACTAGTCTGCTCGACACCGTGCGAGGAAACCCCAGAGCAGCACTACGAACACCACGTATGGGCTTGGGATCAACCAGGATTCGCAACAATGATCACTGACGGTGGTTGGCGGATCGTGCGCCATAGCACCGTAGGCGCCACACAGATCGTGCTGGCAGTCGCAGCGAACTGGGCGATCGGACCCCTCCGTTGAGACGGGAACGGCTCCGACCCGCGCACAGCCCCGAAGACCTGGCCACGCTGTACGCGCATCCGTATGATCATCGCCGATGGGCAGACCATGTACGACGTGTTGAGTCCACGATCAGCGCTAGCCGACTCCTACTCAACGGCCACGTCCCAAACGTTGCCGCTGACCTGTCATGCGGTGACGGCGCGATCCTTGACGCCATCCCCTCCACCCGGAAAATCTACGGTGACCTGGTATCCAGTCACCAACTTGACGTAGTCGGGCCGATCGAAACCACAATCCAGCAGATCGACACAGTTGATCTGCTAGTAAACACCGAAACCCTGGAACACCTCGACAATCCAGACGCCGTGCTAAAGGCCATCGGAGAGAAGACCCGCATGTTGCTGCTCTCAACACCGGTCAACGCGTGGGAGGACGGCGGCAACACCGAGCATTATTGGGCGTGGGACACAGAAGCGGTCGATGCGATGATCGTAGCCGCTGGATTTCGGATCGTAGAGTATGTCGAGTTGCCATTGTGGTATCAGTTCGGAGTATGGGGGTGCGTCCGTGAGCGCGATGGTCAATAGAGCGATGGTTACCGGCGATGCTGGATTCATCGGCCGGCACATGCGGGCCGAGCTGGAACGGCGCGGCTGGAATGTTGCTGGTTGTGATCTGAAAACCGGCACCGATGCGAGAGACGTGTTCCTGCACGATGACACCATCTATGACCTAGTGGTGCATTGCGCCTATCACGTTGGTGGTAGGGCGGCTATCGATGGTGAACCGAGACTCCTGGCCATGAACCTTGAGTTGGATGCGCGTATGTTCGACTGGGCTGTTCGCACTGGGCAGCGCCGTGTCTTGTATTACTCGTCATCGGCCGCGTATCCGATTCGTCTCCAGGAAGCTACTGCTGCTGCTCGTATCCTTGGTGGCAAGTATGACTATGGTCGACCTTGGATACCTCTTGAGGAAACCATGATCGACATACGAGCGGTGGAACAGCCCGACGCGCGCTACGGATGGGCCAAACTAACTGGCGAACAACTTGCAGCAGCCGCCCGACTCTCCGGACTTCATGTGCACGTTGTCCGCCCATTCTCTGGGTACAGCCACGAGCAGGATTTGACGTATCCATTCCCCGCGATTCTTCGTCGGGTGCTCTCTGGTGATCTTTCGGTATGGGGTCCACCCGGGCAGTATCGAGACTGGGTTCATGTCGATGATGTAATTGGCTGTTCACTCGCCGTTGTTTATCGGGGTGTTGAGGACCCAGTGAACATCTGCTCCGGTATTGGCGTTGAGATGGGAGAACTCGCGTTTCGTATGGCACGGGCCGCCAATGTTGCGGTTCCGGACGAGGTAACTTATCTACAGGACAAACCGACTGGTGTCATGGCTCGGGTCGGATCAGGTGAGCGGATGGTCGAGATCTACCAACCAAAGGTTGGTCTTGACGAGGGAATACGTAGAGCGATCACTGTTGCTCAGGGTCCACACTAGGCTAGGTCCCCATGACAGACATATCAAGCTGGCTCCAAGTGGGACTAGCGACACTCAGCCTAACAACAACGATAGCGGCATGGAGATCCGCCAAACAGTCGACAAGGGCGGCTAATCAATCCGTGCTAACCGATGGACGCAGACAACACTACGAATTGCATCCCATTAGAAATGTGAAGTTGTCTCCAGTCTATGATCCGAGCCATATTGTTGTTGAACTAACATCGAATGTATCCTATAGATTCTCTTGCTGCCTTAAAAGCTCAGATGGAGCCAAGTTCAATCATATAGAGACTGGGTCCATACAATGTGGTGAAAGGAAGAGACTTGATCTTGGAAACAAAGGACTGATACTAAATGGTAGAGAGCCAAAGTACCATCTCTCGTTTACCTTTTCCCAGTCTGAGTTCGCTTCGGAAAGATGCATGTGCAATATAGTCAATGATCCTCACTGGGCTTTAGACCTTGATATTCCACTGGCCTTTGGTGGAATGTAGATCTTTGCCTAGGCGAGCATTGCTGTGATGGCTGCTGGCAGGTTGAGCGGTTCGACTTCTGTTTCGTCCATGGTCACTGTCTTCACGGATGGTGACCATGTGTACACCATGTTCCATCCTTTGGGGCGTTGATCTTCGCATCCCTCGTACGGATCGCTTCCGGCCTTCACCACTCCCCAGCACGATGGGCAGTGAAGGGCATCAGAATGACCGTGGAGACGACAACGCTCCACTTTGGTATCCGTGTCAGCGAGCACGCCTAGGACCGCTTCTTGGGCTGTGTGTGTGGCTGGTGGTGTGGTCTTAGCGGCGTTCCTGGACTGCCGGGTTTTGGTGGCGGTTCCTCGGCACTGGGGGCAAATGGCCTTCACGCGGTCGTGTTCGCATCTGGTGACCCCAAGTTCCTTATGGCTTTTGAGGGGTGCGTATGGGGTTCTGGGATGCCTTGCCATGGTTGGGGCTACCGGGGCTGGTTGGATTCTGGCTGGTGGGCTGAGGGGCAGGTCTTTGAGCTTCGATGCGTAGATACCCGCTCCATTAGCGCCGTTTGTACCTGTTGTGAGGTTCCTGTAGACGGCCTTTGGGGTCCAGCCGTTGCTGAGGAGGTCATTGATCCTCGGTGCGAATTTGGTACTGAGTCTCGATCCGTTGATGGCTGGCAGCGATGCGATGAGGTCTAGGGCCTCTGTGCTGGGTTCTGCCTCTGTTTTCTTAGGAGAATCCTCCTCCTCCTCCTCCTCCTCCTCCTCCTTCTGCTGTGGCTCCTCGGTGGATGAGGTTACGACGGAGGAGGAGGAGGTTTTTTCTGGGTTAACTGAATATGGGTCCTGGGTCACTGGTGACCCGGGGAGGGGGTCACCAGTGACCCCCTCTACAAAATGGTTTATATCAGACACTATGCTGGTAGAAGCGTTTTGGTGCTTACTGGGATTGCAGTTTGTACCTTTTGTCAGAGGGTCACTGGTGACCCCCTCTACAAATTGGGACATACTAGGCGTAGGCGGTGATTTGAACTCTCCGCATCGGATCGTGTACTCACTGGGAAGCTGGGTTCCGTCTCCCGAGTACCTCTCATGCCGTTCGATCAGCCCGGCCTTGACAAGATGTGCCAAGGATCGCTTGAGGGTTTCTACGGAGCATCCACCGATGCGTGCCATCGTCGTTCGGGCTGGTCTGCATCGGTGATAACTGTTGGTGGCCGCGTCATAGGTACCGAAGTTGCCCAATAGGTTGTATACGCCCATGTCGGCGAAACTCAGTCCTTTGGTGTATGTCCATCCAAAGGACATGAAGAAGCCTTTAGGACATAGGGCCTCGATACTGTCATTTGTGGACGATCCACTTTGCGGTTCTGGCTTCCGTACCATATGATGAACCTACCTTTTTGGTTGTGCCTGAGCCCCGGTTCCCGCCGGGGCTTTCCTCTTGTGTGGATCTTAACACTTTAGGGGCATCATACAACCCTACGTGTGACCATCCTACCATGCCATGGCAGGGATTACGGTTGACGTTAACCGTGGTACGATAACTACCATGACTACCAAGCAGGGAGCACTGAACCTCTGGCACGGGCAGGGGGCCGAAGCAAGGCATGCCCGTACTCGTAATGCAAGCATCAGCTTCTTGATCAAACACCATCACAAGAAGATAGATCAAGCACTGGAAACACTGAAACCGTTCGGAATCGTCACATTGCTTCCATGTGATCTCGAAGAGGTCATTGCACAGGTAGCAGCAGACGAGGTAGACGAGCGGGCGCGCAAAGCAATTGCCGAAGAGCGCCAGAAGCGCATCAGTGAGCGAGCGCAGAGAAACGACAACGAAATGTCTGAAGCACTATGCGCTGATGGCATCCACGAAGCAGATGGATCATGCTGCGAAGCAGGGAGAGCATAAATATGCATCCATTTGAGTATGAGCTGTTGATAAGAATCATGGGCGATCAGATCCTGCTGAGTGGGACTACTCCGAAGCGCTTTATGAGGAAAGAGGATCATACGTAGTTGGTGGTTGTGAGAGTGCCTGGTGGGTTCGCCTGTCAGGCATTTTCTGTTGTGTGGCCAGGAGAAACGTCACGCTTGCACGCAAACGTAGATGCGTGTATGCTTTGGGCATGACAAGGAAGCAGATCGAGCTCAACGTAAAGATCACCAACGAGCGGGGAGCCTGGGTAATCCTCAGGGCCTATCCGCACACGAGCGGACGATACGAGGTCTATGGCTACGAGAGCTGGTCACCAACCTACTGCCCAAGTCTCGGTCCGGTAGTTGGTCCTCCGGAGACAAACATGAACCGTTCGAAGATCGAAAAGCAGATGAGATCGTTTCTTCGGAATCGGTAGTTGATAGGGCCAGACTTCGGTCTGGCCATTGCTTTGTGCCCATCCCATGACACGTTTGCACGCAAGCATGGATACGTGCTATGCTTGGATAACAGCCAAGACAAGGAGCAAGACATGTTCGAGAATCTAAACGTAGGCGACAACATCGCAGTCGTAACGACTCACATTTCCAACAGTGTTGCAATCGATATCATTAGCAAAGTGACGCCTACCCAGATCCATGTAGGCGAAGGAAAACTAAGTATGAAATTCAGCCGTAAGGATGGAGCGTCTATTGGATACAAGAGCACTTACAACCGCAAGTACATTGTTCCACTTAGTAGCCATGTGGTGCTCGACTTCTTTGCTCATAAGATCGCTGGACTAGTGAAGCTCGACTTGCAGCGTCACGATTCCAGCCTTTCGGGTAGGGATGGGGTTCTTCGCTCGTTGAAAGATATGCGGAATCAGCTCGACAAGGCTATTGACTTGATTGAGGATGATGAGCGGCTGATCGGTTTTGCTGTTAGCTACTGATGTTGCTGGTTTAGGTGCCTGGTGGGTTCGCCTGCCAGGCACTTTCTGTTGTGTGAGCAGGAAGCGCCTACACAGTTGCGCGTAAACGTGGATGCGTGTAGTATAGTCGTATGCCAACTAAAAGCAGATCCGAAATTACGACCCAGCAGTGGAATCGAGTGGATCCCGAAAGAAGGAGAGATTACACCAGGAACGCATCTGTGAGCAGTAGGGCGCGTGCCATGTTGCGCAGGTATGACAGCGCTGTAGAGCTGCTCAAGGCGCTTGGGATCGGCTATGAGGACATACCTGATGTTGGGTGTCGAATCTATGCTCTGGCTAGGAAGTTGCAGGAGGAAGCGGATCAGCGGCCTAAGTCCTAGTGTTGATCTTGATGGTGACTAGATCGCATACACGCTTGCACGGACACGCGTAAACGTGTATGCTAGGAACATCAGCCGAACAACAAAGGGACAAAAAATGACCCAACTCCAGGAAATCGCGGAGCTCAAAGCCGGAGACAAGGTAGCGGTAATCACCGAGCGCAACAGTGGAACCAGCGCTCAAATTCATACCATAGATCGGATAACTCCGACTCAGATCATCGTAGATAATGACAAATTCCGTCGGTCCGACGGAGTAAAGATCGGAGGATCAAGTGGAAGGGGATCATTGACTGATCCACTCTACTACCTCTTGCCAGCGGACAACCAAGTTGTCAAAAATCTCAGGGCCAAGACCATCATGGCCAACTTCATGAGATCTATTGGTGCTGGTGCTATGCCCAAGGTAGACACCAGCAATGTTGATCAGTGCCTAGAGCTGCTGGACATGGTGGAGAATGAGGTGGAAAGGTTCAGGGCTTCCCTCAAGTCCCTGTAGGTTGATCACATTTTGTGGGGTAGGCCAGCGTGGTCTACCCCACATTTTGTGTATGATCTTGTTGTGGATGTCGCCATCGGTGATCGGATCGCACTGGTGACGGACGAGCCGAATATGAAGGCCGTTACCGTTTTGACGGTTACCGCGTTGACCTCGAATCGCATCGTCGCGGGTAGCCTCACGTTCCATCGGCGTACGGGCAAGCCCGTGGGATATGCCTCTAGGAAGTTGACAGCGCCGGTACCGAACCAGTATCTAACCGGGCTGCACAGTCCCATAGTTCATAGGATCCTCGCCATGCAGGCCCTGAACCGCGTGGTTGCCGCGACTCATGCCCGGCGGATCGTTCGGGTAGTTCCCGTGTTGGATGCCGATGTTCGGCTTAGGGCGATTGAGGCTGAGGTCAGGCGGGCTCGGCATGTTATTAATGCGCTTATGGATCACTGTTAGTGCCTGTGACCAGCGTAAACGCTCTGAGAGCGTCTTAGGGGCATTTTCTTGGGTGGTTGGTGGTCAAGTGCACCATAGAATTGTATTCAACTAATCACCCATTGTAGGGTAGAGGCTAGTTCCCTTCGTCCTCCAGCACCGACAACGCCGACGCACCCATACCAATCAGCATCTTACGCAAGGGCACCTCGATAGCCTGTGCCGCAGACAGGGTCATGATCCGAGCCACGATCACGATTAGCTCACTAGGACTGGTCGCCGAACCCTCAATGTTGATCGATGTTCCACCAGAGTGGATCTGAAACTCTATCTGTGTCGACTCCATAGTTCCTAGCCTCTTCCATGAGCGCTTCCATCAGCGGCCTAGTCGTCGCCATCCGGTACCGTGTCCACAACCGCAGGCTCTCCAGTGAGCCGATCCCCCTGCTGACCGAGTCACCTGGCTTGAGTCTTGGTTGTGGCGTGTGCCATAGATGCCAGAGTGGGCTAGGGACCTGATATGGGGCACCGGCCAGCATGTACAACGCCCGACTCCAAGAATGGTCTTCCTGCCCATATCCCGCGAACCTAGGATCCATCGGGCAGCGCGACAGTGCCTCACTGGTCAGTGCGACAGCACCACCACCACCAGGTGAGCACACATTCGTCTCAGCTAGACCCGCGTACTCACGCGGATCGGCTGTCGTCGGCAATACCAGACTTCCCCCAACCACCAGCTTCGTAGCATCGGGAGTCAACCGGTACACCGTGCGTTGCGGTATGGTCCACTCGTACCGGCCGGTTTCCAGCGCCTCAACAGCCTGCCCCACTCCAGGGATGATCACATCCGCATCGGCGATTACCACAACATCGGTAGGCGCTGAGTGGATCAGCGCCTGCCTGACAGCGCTTCCCTTGCGCCACGGGCCACGCTCGGCTGGCCACTCTCCAAGGTATACAGGCCAGTCTGGGTAGTGACCAGCCCACCAATGTCTGACGGCTCCGAGATTCGCCTCACGGTTTGGGCAATCAGCTCGCCATGGAATTATGATCTTGATCGAGGTCATCGGGAGACACGCATTCCACGACGGTACCGCACCGGTTGTTCGCGTCTCTCCACCGACGACTGATGATGATGGAACGCACCTGGTATGAGTTGCGCCGCTAGCAGCCCCGATGCCAGGAAGTTTTCCATTGCCACACGTTCGTCCGCATCCAATTGCCATATGTTCCTAGCATCGCTCATGCGCATGAGCGATGGGCTGCGGGTGTAGTTCGCCTTGGCCACCCGATGACCGAATGGAACTGGTTCTTCCCAGCTAATCTGTTCCATGGACCTGGTGGTTTCCCCAAGATGCCTCAGACGTAGCTGCCCGATCCGTGGATCTTCCATGATGCCACGGGCGTTCCGTAGGAGCATGCCGGCCGGTTGGGTGGTGGCGTAGCACCAGTCATCTTCCAGGTGCATCCATAGCCCATCTTCCTTGAGATGGGATGTTAGGAGACCCATAGCGATGCCCAGGGGCGCCATGCCCAGGTATGCCGCTCTGGGGTCCTGGCCAGGATTGACTGTCCCATCACCCGCACATCTAATCACTTGATCAATGAATGGTGACTTGTTGAGCACATCGGCGGTTTCCCGATCGCCACCGTTGTGGCAGACAATCACGTGTGCTGTTTCCAGCAGACCAGGTGCGCCGAACAGCACCGAGGTAAGTAGGTTGACGAGTTTCCCCACGCGGTGTCCGGTCAGGATGGTAACTGTCAGGTCAGTAGCGTCGACTGGTTTTTCTTCCACGCTTCCCATGATCGCCAGACCGTGGGGTAGGCCAATCAGCTGGTGACTGATGCCGTAGCTGGTTAGCCAGTTGTCGAGCGCCTCTACTTCGCCTGGTCGGTTGGCATCGTCTAGCCAGGCTTCCCAGGTTGCGGCGAGGTTTGGTTTGATGGCGTGCATTGCGGCATGCCTGCCGTATTTTCCGGGTGGACCGTCGATCAGGGCGAAGTCTATTCCGTCTGGTAGTTCCGTGTTGTACCAGTAGCCTAGTGTCTGGTCGGGCAGTTCGACTCTGTGCAGTGGTGCTACGCGTAGGTCGACGTATTCGACTAGACCTTGGGCTATGAGTATTCCTCGTGTTTGGGACATCCATAATGGATCATGTTCCAGGGTGGTTACCCTAGCCCCGGTATCTCGCGCGTACTCGGCTAGGACCACGGTCGAGTACCCCGACCCGCATTCCAGGATGTTGGCTGGTTGTATGTGGCGTAGACGGGCCGCTAGTTCTATGGCGGTTTTACGGTCCAGCGTCCAGTTACCCCATACGCTGGTCTCCGCGATGCTTTTCAAGACCTTCCCCCAACACGGTTTTTAGGCGTATCACATCTTCCATGAGACTACGCACAGTATCAGTTGGGGCCATCGACCATAGGTACGGACCGATCTCGTTTGGAGCCAGATTCACCAGCCTACGGGGCTAGGGACTTTCACCCTAGCCCCGGTAAACGTTGACTCAGGGAGCACTGGTGACGCGCTTCTCAACGGTGCCACCGATCCGAGCGGCGTTGAGTTTTGCCGCTACCTCACTGGTCTTGACCGCCACCTGGCTTCCAGTGGCATCCCTCACGATCCATGTGACGGTTGGTTCAGCTGGGGTTGGGGTTGGAGTTACCGCTGCCCTTTGCCCGCAACACATGATCAGATTCCTCTCAGTTCACACATGATCAAGTCCGTGATAGCACCATCAACCGTGCTTAGAACCTCGGCTAGCGTCTCCGTGACGCTAGCCTCGAACGAGGTATCAGCCAGAACCTCGACGGCTGGTGAGGCTGGTTCGGGTTCGCCGATGGGTTGGGTTCGCATCCCCGTGTTGATCTTGTCCGCTACCAGGGTGGCCAACCGCTCATAGTCAATCGGATCAGCCGACGGTCCATCAACCATCGGTCGGACCGTACCAGCGGCGGTCAGCGCATAGATCCCAGGGGAGCTGAGTCGAACCCGTGGCAGCGGGAAACCAGGTTCCTCGCGCGACAGCGCCAGGATCTCAACGAGGCTGGTCTGATTGCCAATGGGTCGCCAGTCACCAGAGACTTTACGGCGGGTGAGTACGCCGATGTCGTCGATGGTGGCTTCTGGGTTGATCACACCTGATACCCATATGGCGTTGAGGTCTTCGTCTTCTCCAGCGCACACCCAAGCCACCGTAGACAGCTGATCATGATGCGCGATAGCACCACCAGCCGACAGCTTCAAGCACGCGTGATCATCGTTGCGACCTCCGCACTGGCGGCATGAGCACTGGTGCTGCCCATGACCAGCGGTGATCCGCCCAACCGGCTGCCCAACGCCGAGAACCTGGTACCGATGGAACATGCGGTACCCATCATCATCAACTGGCGCTGTCGTGCAAGCGTCTCGCATCCCCACGTGGCAGGTGTCGTGGGTGGCGATGTGGCCGAACACATGGCCATCTTCGGTGACCGTGATCGGCGTGATCCTCGATAGTTCCGGTTTGGTGAACAGAGCACCGTTGAACACGTGATCTTCGGCGAAGCTGATCGAGGCCGTCTCGCTCACCCACGGTGCGACGATGTTTGGATCATCGAACTCATCGGCCATACGCTTGTACAGCTTCTCAACCACTCCCTTCATGGCATCCTGATCGGCTTGTGGGATGTTGGTCCCTCCCCTCGATTCCTGAAGCACTCCAGCAACAGTGAAGACTGCGCGGGGAACGATGGTGAGCTGGTCACCGATCAGATCAGCGATTTGGAACCCGTAGGCTCCCTTAGTTTCTGGGTTCGCCTGATCATCTTGATATAGGAACGCTGATGCGTAGCGCTGCCAGTCTGGACTCTCACTATCAAGATCAGCCCAGCTGGAGACGTTACGGTCAGCTTGAGTCCTATCCCACTCAAGATCACGAGCGGCGAGAGGCATGGAATCCCAACCATCCGAACGGATAGCAGCAGTCAACACCATGCTGTCAGCGCTGATCACCTCAAACGGGCGGCACTCCGCGAAAGCCGGAATGCTCACCAGAGTAGCGGCTGCAATCTCGTACGCGGTGAACAGCAGCTCGATCTCGATCTCAACGTCGGGATCCTCATACATGATCTCGTCAAGATCTTCATTGCTCAGAGGCTCATCACTGCCCGCACGGGCTAGCACGTACTCATAACTTCCAGGATCAACCGAGGGTCCGACAACGCCTTGCTGACTGAGCAGGATAGCCTCGGCCACGTCTTCGGCAAGACGTGGCATCTCATCCTTGTTTACCTGGAAGAATCTGCCGATACCCCACGCTCCCATGAGGTCAGCGCTCATGCCCTTTTTGATGCACTTGGCATCAATCCAGCCACCGTCGATCGCCTGCTGGACGGTGCCGTAGTTGATCTCGTTCATTGATCCCACGATGACTGAGTCTTCGTGGCCCTCAGTGTCAAGCCGTTGCCACTTAAGGGGTAACGGCAGATCACGTGAGGTGACTCCGGAAGACAGAAACCGGCGCTTGTCTCCGGTTGGTACGTCTAGGGGTGCGAGCATTCCGCGCCAAACATCGTCTGCCATGATCAGCCTTTCTGTATGCTTCTGCCGTTTTTATCAACTTGGACGGTTCGGCACCGGCAGTTGATTGTCTCTTCTGTGCTTCCTAGTGGATCACATGGGAAGCGAAGCAGGTCGAATCCAACTTCGAACATTTGTCCTATGGGCACTATCTGTCCGTGGGCGGTCAGGTGAGATGACCTCACAAACTCGTCATTCATTGACAACCACATGTGATACAGCTGGCCAGGACTATCCTCATCAACGATCTTGATAGCGTCGAACCGACCAGCGTTCAACGCAGACAAAACCTCGGTACGCGTGATCAGATTCGCCTTGACATCCCACCGTTTCTCACCCGAACCCAGGAACACCGATAGACCAGCCACAACATCCCGCACACTCCCCCCAGACTGAGTGATCCGAGTCTTCTCACTGGTGAGCGTCTCAAACACCGTGTCCGGAAAGCGCAGCATCCGAGCCGTGGACTCCGCCAACTGTTGAGTGACCATGGAACGTTTCTCCCAGTCACCAGCACCCAGCAGATCGGTATACATGTTGATCATCGATGTTTTCAGCGGACCCTCAACCAGCCCACCAACAACCTCACGCCACACCTGATCCTTGGTGTACAGCGCATGGACGTCTGGTATCGCCTGCCCAAGGACCGCACCAGACACAGCCTTCAACCAACTGGCCAATCCATCGGCGAGCGCGCGCCGGAAGTTGCTCTCAGCAACATCAGCGTCCAACTCGTCGGCGAGCTGTTTCGGTAGCCACGGATCGACACCTTCACCATCCCACGGATCTTCGACAGCGCTAGGCATCGGTCACCATCCAAGGTTCCAGGCGCGCACCCTGATATAGGAGTGTCATACAGTGCCGCTCAACCGCTGGCAGTAGATGATCTATGCCTAGGCCAGTGAACTCATCTCGCCATGTCACGGGCACCAGCAGATCGGCTTTATCTGTTGGACCGTGGATTGTGTGTAGCTGCCACTTTGGCATAGCCGGCCGTTCACGGTGCGGTACCAGCTTCGCCCCTGCCAGGGACATGTACCGTCGGGATGCCACCTCGACCAGGGACGCCACTTGGTTGGGTTCAGTGGTGGCTGGTTCCTCGGGCGGGCCTTCAACCGGTGCGGGTTCTGGTGCGGGTTCCGGTGCTGTGCCGCTGGTGGCCGCTACGGTTCCGGTGCCGGCTGGTAGGCCGATGAGTTCGCGTAGGGCTGGATCGTTGAGTACGGCGTCTGGGTTGGTGAGTAGGAGTTTTTCTGTGAGACGTCGGGCGCGTTCATCCTGGGTTGGTTGGGTGGTTTCCTCCCAGGATGAGGATTCTCGGGCTATCTGATCTGAGATGAGTAGGCGGTCGTGCATGCCGAGTGCGTCTTGTGAGCGGTCTGGGTTGACGGTTAGTGGTGCGGTGTTGAATGCGAAGCAGTATTTTGTGGGATTGAGTCCCATCGCTTCGAGGGCTGGTTTTAGGTAGCCTTCTGTGAGTGCTGCCGCTATGCGGGTGAGTATGGGCTTTATGTGTATTTGGACTGCTTCTCGGCTGATTGCCCATGCATTCCAATGGTTTGTATTTGATCCAATTCCCATCATCACTTCGGGTGGAACATCCAGTGACTGTGCGAGACTGGCGAGTGCGCTTTGTCTTAGTTCTGGTATTTGTGTTGATAGGTCTGACCAGAAGGTGATGTGTCGTATTTTCTCTATGTCTTCTGCCGCACCGGTTGTGATGATTGGTACCATTGATGCGGCGCTTGATCGGTCTTGTAGTGATTGGGACATGATTCGTCCCAATAGTGCGGAGAATCCTGCTGCTCCTTGTGGGTCGTCTTCTCCTCGTGGTAGGTCCATGCTTTCGGGCAGGGCGAGTATTCCAGCGCCGGCTAGGCGGCTATCGAGTTCGGCGAATACGCGTTTGCGTAGTGCTTCTAGTTCGCGTAGGTCGGGTATGGCCGCTCTGACTGAGCTGTCTGGTTGGTTGGTGTCGCGTGGGTGTTGTGTCCAGACGCGTAGGATTAGGTCTTGTCCGTCTTTGTATTCGAGTGTGCCGCCTTGTGATGGTGGGCGGCTTATGAGTATTTTTTTGCCTTGTTTGTTGATTTGACTGTTGGTGACTACCCACCATGTGTCATTGTTTGTCCCGGTTTCGGCTACGATGTAGGCCTCTCCGCATACGAACATGTCTGTGCCTGTGAGGCGTAGGTTCTCAGCGCGGGTATCTCCGGTGCCCAGTGGCACGTTCGCCAGGTCTGCTATCTCTGGATCTTCTACTGGGTTGCCGGCTACGCCGTTGGCTAGGGCGTCCGCTACGTATAGGTCGCATCGGCTGATCGAGTTGCCTACCCAGTTCGCGATAAATCGTAGTTGTCCGACGATGTCGTAGAGACGCCATGCGTCGGTTTGCCATGCCCGGTCGCCGAAGCTGTAGTTTTTCCAGCTTCCGTCCATGGTGTAGCGGCTGACCGCCGCTGTGATGGCTCCGGTTTTGGTGAGGTTGTGTGCTGATTGGACCGCTAGTTTGGTGAGTTTTGTTCGTGTTTGTTGGCGGAATTTCCATATGATAGGTGGATAGAACAGTTGTTCGATTGATGCGGCTATGCTGGGATCGGCCACGCCCAGTTGCCGCATCTCGCTTTTGCGTAGTCTCATGTGCGACCCAACTTGAAGATCATGCCCGTAACCTGTGACGCGGCTAGAGCGATGACTGGCATACAGGCATATTGCCATAAGATCAATGTGGGGAGCATCAGAAACGCTATCCAGATGGACACGCACCATGGACAACCGGTCGCATCCCCATCGGGTTCACCGAGCAGGTAAACGATCCATCGGTGGACACGCTTGTATGGATCGAACCGGCCGATCGCCCATTGCCTAGCGGGCAGGGTGATCTGATCATGTGTGATCAGGGTGGTTATCCTGGCGACAGCCAGCATGTATATGACGATATTGGCCAGTGAAACCATGTGTTGATCATAGGCCGGATTAGGTGTCACCTATGCATGATCCACATGTGTTGCTGTTTGAGGTACCCGGATTTCCCACAAGGCGCAGGGGTATTTGGACTTCCTCTACCCTGCTCAGCGTTTGGCATGCCGAGCCTGGCGGAAACAATGCTGGAAAAATCTGCGAGTTGGATCGCATGAAGTGGCATGTCTGGCACTGGATGGTGCGGATTACCTTCTGGCAGCGCCTTAGACGACGCTGGCTAACCAAGTGCGCGTGGTGTGGTGGTGATAGTACTGATGAGTCACCAGTGAATACGAGTGGATGGGATCATGTTGATTCGCCCTGGTATACGGGTGAATTAGGCTTGTATCACCATGAGTGCATGATGGCACGGAATGCGCATGAAACGTGTACATGTATCATGCCTACTACTGGTATGGGAGGAAGTGTGTGCGTTAACTGTGGGTTGGTGGTTAGACTGGTCGACACTGAGCAGATGCGGTTCATACGGCGAATGAAGGAAACGCCGTATGGTGCCCGTCCCCTCTTGGCAGATGACGAGCAATGATGAGATGATGTGTCGTCTTCACTGAGATGCCGATGGGCTTTCCCCGCTATCGCGGGGGTGGCACTGTAGCGGCCCCTAGGTTGATCCGCCTAGGGGCTGCTTCGCGTATGGGTGTGTCTCGTCTTGCTAGCGGTAGGACTAGTAAACGTCGTAGGCGTTTCCACCTATCCACACGTGGTGTCCGTCGTGGTGTCCGTCGTATTCTGGATCTAGTCCTTCCAACACTTCCAGTGCTAGATCATCGACGAATAAGGATGCTCCTTGCTCGCTCACATATGCTGAAAGACAGCCTCGTCGGATCAGGGCGGCTAGCTGGTCTGCCATGATGTTGTCTTTTAGGTCGATTCTGCTGGTTGCTCGTGTCATGCCACTAACCATATCATGGTTACACGCATCCGTGCAAGCGTGTTAGACGATAGGGATGGTGACATCCGCTGATTGCTTACGCAGAGTAGCCCAAACATCCAACGGTAGGAACGCTTCTCCCCTCATGCCCCAGCTGGTACCCCAACTGTTGGACAAGATCAAATCACGTCCGATCAGACCACGAATAAGAACCTCATGACCACCCGCCACAGCGCCGGTAGGCCAGATACGCCCATCACGATCAGGGGTAAACATGCCCTCATACCAGGGAATCCCGATGATCACCGGCCCTGATTGGAGGGCTTTGACCAGCCCATCAGCTGAGAAAGCCCACCGATAGCTGCTGATGTTCTTGAATTCTTTGGCCGCTTTGGCTACAGCCAGACCGCTGGAACCGGTGTCGTCGGGTGGCCAGTATCCGGGGAACGGGTCGATGTGTGTCGCCCGGCTGTACAGCTCGTGGGCGTATTCGAGATCAAAGCCGTTGGCTTGTTCGGCGTTCTGTACGTTTGGAACGCATCCCAGCCAGCCTGTCATGGCAGCGCCCGTGCAGCATCCCAGGTTTCCCTGATCTATGATCGGCGAGTACCGTTCCCAGGTTACGTCTCGTATCCATACGTCTACTGGTAGTTCGTGTGGAAACATCTTTGATTGTGGATCATGGTTGATGATTCGTCCGAGCGAGTACGACATGCTTCTCCTAGCTGGAAGTTCCGAAACGCGTTGTTGGAAGAGTACCGGTTGGTGCTGCTGATTTGTTGCCTTGTGTTGCTATCTTTGGTAGCAGAGCGTAGGCAAGGTATACGGATGCGTCGATTCTTCCGGGGGAGTCCCCAGAACCCTGCCAGGTACACCATTCACTCTCCAAATCTGGTAGGTATGCACCTAACCTAACTCGGTCCTCCACGATAAGTTGCGCCACAGGCTCGGCTCGTAGGGTTTTACTCTTCCTCGCTACCACTTCACGTATCTGTGGGCAGTGACCGTAGGTAAGCTCAGCGTTTTGAACACGCCACTCCAGGTCATGTGCGATGATGTTGGGTTCCGATTCCAGGATCTCAGATCTGATCTTGTCCGCTTCTTCCCGTTGCAGAGCGTCCCACGCGGTTCTGATCGAGCGACCAGCCATGTCACCACCGAAGTTTTTCTCGAAGATGATGAAGTTGGCATCGATCTCAGCGGCTAGCCGGCATGTCTCCCTAGACCATTCGTGCGTTGACATGGGCCTGCTTCGATCATGCGTGAGGTACAACCGTTCATCGGTGCCGAGGTATCCGCCGATGATCCCGGCCGTGTCTCGACCACCACCCGATGGGTCTACCGCTACGGCGGAGCGCTTTACCTTGGGCTGGTCCTGGTAGTGGTGTCGTTCCCGCATGAGGTTGGAGTTGACGAGTGCGCCCTCACTCGGTTTGGGGTCACACATGTATAACGAGAACCATTCACGTATGGCTGAGGCGCATGATGCTCGTTTCCCCTCCCAGTGGCGCATGGCCCGCTCGGTGTCGAGTATCGCGATCTTTGGGTGGGTGAGGGGTTCGCCGTAGGCGCGTCCTAGTGGATCATGTTCCGGGTCATCACATAGCGCTGGCATGCGGACGACGTGCCAGCGTCCGCCCTCATTGGTTGTTCCCTCGTCCCGGATGATCCTTCCGGCTAGGTCATCCTGATGCCACCTGGTCATCACCAGGATCACCGGTGCGTCTGGTGCCACTCGGCTTAGGATGTCGGCTACGTACCAGCCGTATACGGTGCCGCGGTAGGTGAGCGACTCGGTTTCCTGCCGGTTCTTGTGTGGATCATCGATGATTACCAGGTCGCCGGGTGTTCCGGCGATGCCTGATCCGACTCCCACGGATCGGATGCCTCCCCCGGTTTCGAGGCGCCAGTCTTGTACGGATGCTGATCCGTATGCGAGTGATAGTCCGTATCTGCTGCCGGTTGTTCGGATTAGGGTGCGGACGTCCCTTCCTCGGTCGACGGCCAGTTGGTCGCCGTAGCTGCCGATGATGATGCGGTCTGTTGGGTGGTTGGCGAGCCACCAGTAGGCGGCTCCGACTACTGATGTGACGGTTTTGCCTACTTGTGGTGGTGTTGTGATGAGTAGGCGGTCTATTTGTTTGGTGAGTATTTTTTCTAGGTTGTCTGATATGACTTGAATATGTGGTCTGTTGACATATCTGGGTATGACGCGTCGCAGCAACTGTACGGGATGGGGTAGGGCCGCCTGGTCGTCTAGTCTCTGTAGGCGCCTAACCTCTTTTAGTAGTTGGGTGTTTGTCATGGTGGATGCCGCTACCATAACTTGATCATATGTCAAGATCAAAAACCTCGAGGTTTTTGATCTTGACTATCTATGCGTACCGCTCTAACAGACCATCCATGGACGATCCCGACCGCATACGGTCCACCAGCTCGGACAACTTCGAGCGAGGTATCCGCCACCAACCATCTGGTGGGGAAAGCGTTTCCCCAATCGGGATGTGATCGGCATCAAACCCGTACTCACTGTCACTACCAGACTCGGACAACTGTTTCAGCGCGGCATGGATCCATTGCCTAGAGCGCCCTTCCTGGCGAAACCAGACCTTCAACTCATTCCCGCCAGCGAAAAACGCCATCGGACTATCGGTTGTGGTCGACCACAGCACGTAACGATCATCATCGGGTGACACCTTTAGTACTACGATTGGCATTGTCTCTGCTTCCTACTTGTTGCTCAGTGTTGAGCGTTTCGGATGTTTCGCTCTCCGTTGACGCGCCACGGTGGGTATGCGACTGGAGTCCTGGAGCGGCAGTCTGCTCCGGTGGCGATCGGTCCGGTCCTGGATGATCTCCTGCTATTGGCACTTAAGCCCCTGGTACTTGGTCCAGGGGCTTCTTAATGGCCGTTAGCGCCAGGTGGATGTCTCCGTTTTTCAGGTTACCTGGTCGCCATACGTATACCAGTTGGTGGGATTGGCGTAACAGGTGGATGATCTCGCGTTGTGATGGGTTGAGTTTTCCGGTTCCGGTTTTGATCTCGGCGAAGATCACACCTCCAGGGCCGATGATGATTAGATCGGTTAGGCCCGCTCGGACGCGTCGGCTGTCTGGGTTGTGGAACCAGGGTAGTTCCATTTCGTCGCATAGGTCGGTGACCTGTTTTTGGAATCGGTCGTGTTGCAGGGTGTTTTTTGACGGCACCAGTTGATCTTATTGAAACGTTTGGGTGTTGTGCTTGGTGGGTAGCGCATAGGGGACGCCCCTGACAAGTGGAGTGTCAGGGGCGTCAAGGGGAACTTATCCGTCTTTATGGTGCTTGTATGTTTCCCAAGCACCAGCGAGTACCGCCCACCCGCATACGATCGCTGAGAGGATGGCATTTTGGAGCTCAGCGTCGATTGGTACGCCGAGGTTCACGGCGAGTACCAGAACGGAGCTGACAAATGGGGCGATCAGATTGCCGAGCGGTTGCTTTGCCCGACTTTGTCCTTTCCTGGTAGTCATGATCTTCCCCCTCCATGGACAGATCATCTACCTAGATCATATCCGGTGTATCTATCGGTCGTCGGGCAGAGCACGGGATTCCAACTCCCGAGACAACTCCAGCAGACGCTCTCTGCGTTCCACCGCACTCATCCCACTCATCTCATCATCATCTTCAATATCATGGGATGTCATACCCGATACTGTTATGTCACCAAAGATGATGCGCTGCACATCTGTTGCCAGTTTGACATATCTGACCACATCAGCTGGAGTCATGTCATAGACTGTTATGACTTCAAGCGCTTCGAGCGCTTTTGTGATCAGCGACTTGGCTACCTTCTTCTGTGACTCGATCGCCTCACGACGCTCACGGCGTAACACCTCAAACTCTCGCTCGTCTTGCGCCCGTTCCCATCGGTCGGCTCGGTCACGCCAAAGGTTACGGTGGGACAACTCTTGCAGTGAGTTGAACTGGATCTTGTCACCAAGGTCATGCAGTAAATCGCAGGTTCCCTGAACGGTTCGAGTCCTACCCAGTTCTAGGTAGGTTCGGAACCGCGCGTACTGGTAGCTGCTCTCTCGTGGCTGTTGCGACCAGGGATCTCCCTGGTATTCCCTGGAGACCGGTTTGTATCCTGGCATGCTTGCCCCCCAAGTTGGGTCTTGTGGTGGCATCAGGGAAAATCGCGGGCTGGAATCTCCAGTGCCGTATGACCATGGCTGTAAGTCCATCTGCGTGCCGCTATGAGGGTGGGGAAAACCCATTCTCTACCTGATACGTGGGTGACTAAGTACTCGGATCGGTAGCCCTTCCAACGGCGTAGATAGTGCCATTCACTAGAATCAGACCGCGCTTCGGTTGTTGTGTAGACAACCTTGATTCCATCGATGCTCGGCTCGACGGCGACAGCCCGTATGGGTTCGACGCCGAGTATGTCGTTAGCCATGTGTGGTGCATGCCGCTATGGCGCTGGTTCCTTGGGCCTGGTTGGTTACTCGGACTTCCCCGTTCACTGTGATCTCGCATTGTACGGGTCCGGTGGTTTCTGAGTTCACACGTAGAGTAATTCCGTCTGTTGGTTTGGCCACCTGGAATGTGGACCATGGCAGGATGACGGTTTCCTGTTTGATTCCGGTGCTGCTACTGCCGTAGGTGATTAGGGCCCTACCAGTGCCGCTGGCCTCAAAGTCGACATCGCTATCGCTGGTGACTCTGGGCACGGTCTTACTTGGAGTGGTTTTGGTTGGTGTGTCCGATCCGCAACCAACTACAATCAGCGCCCCAGCACTGAGTGTAACTATGAGCAACTTTGATCTCATGTCGTATTTATATCAGACTCGGCTGGTTCCGAGCCTAATTCCACTAGCCATGAGGTGTCGTGGATTCCGCTGTCTAGGTCTTCTGAGTCTTCTTCGAGGTCTAGGTAGGCCCTGAGCGGTTTGGAGCTTGTGGTCTGGTATTTCCTTGCGGAAAATCGAAGCACCCCGGTTCCTGAGGAAGGCCGAACGGCGCCTCAAGCGGCTGCAACAGGCACTGGCCCGCAAAACCAAGGGCTCCGCGCGGCGCAAGAAAGCTGTGGTCAAGGTCGCGCGG